AAATCGTGATAATGTATAGTTTCAAAATGTTCAGGTAATGAATTATATGCTGCTTTGTTAACTGCATTACCTTTCCAACTACGAGATGTATTATCTGAGAAGTATGTATTAGGTCTACCAAGGTTAGGATGCCACATACATAGGAATGCATCAGGTACATGATTACTATATGTATCTTGATTACCATTAATTATATCAGGTAATATATTCGCAAATACACTCTTACGTTTATTTGTAAGTATTTCACCTGCTGGTAATGTATTATAACTATGTGTTAAAGTAAGTATTGCATCATCATATATGTTATCCCAAAAACTATCAGCGCCTGATTTAGCACCTAATGTCAATGTTTTAGGTATATTGATTGTTGCAGCCGTATCTCCGCTAACACTTGTTAGTTCCTTAGAATAGATAGTTCCATTCTTGCCCGTATACTGCACTTCTTGTTTATAGTAAGGATACATTGGGAACGTATTTGCGTTATCTACAACTATTGTTCCGCTAGTATTGAAAGATACAACAGTACATTTTGGATTTAGACTTATACTTTTATTGTATTTATCGTATATGTCAAAGTACAAAGAAGTATATCCGTTAATTGTTAACTGACTTCCTATACTTCCGAAGGTACTTCTCATAAACATATAGTAATCTTCGGGACTATATTGAGATAGTTTTCTATAATTTGTTGCTTCTGAAACTGCTGACCCATTATGTTTGATTGCATTCTTGTGTAATATGCTCCACCATGGTATATGCAAAGTGTGTGCGGGGGTCGCATCGCTAAACATTGTGCTATATGGGAAACCCTTTCTAGTAAACGCAGGGCTTTCTGTTAATTGTACACCTACATGGTTATACAACATCAACGGTGGTATGTTTGTAAATTGACTACCTTGGTCATTACTAATATCTAATATCGCTTCATTGATGAATACCTCACAACCGCGTACATCTGCTTGTGTTGCTTTTGCTAACACTAATGTCATACCACCCTTAGTGCGGTCTACATTACCATCACTATCCATTTTTATGCCAATGACCGTGTTTATCTGCTGACTGGTTAATGCAGCACCTGAATTGTTATGGTAGCCAACTAACTGATTATGGAACACATTAGGTTGTATGACTATTTGGTAAGCACCCACTTCCGCAGGGTCAGGGAAGTGTCTACTCTGTGTATATTCACTAGCAGCCTCAAGTACAATACTGTGACCACCTGCTTTGTTTACAGTTGCCGCTAAAGTTGTACTTGTACCATCAGATGATGCTAATACACCGTAACCGTCATATTTCACACCACTCTCGAACATTAACGTAAATGCCCCGCCGTGAATATCGCTGGGCGGCGACGGTGCGGCGTTTACACCACTAAAATTAATCTCTGCATCCATAGCATGAATGTTCTCTGTTATACCACCTGTGCCTATTGCTGTGGCTACTGCCGCTTTCTTATTCGTAGATGTTGTATTATCTGCAACTAAACTTGAATCAACAAAACCATTTGTCATTTGGTAATCAATCAAATGTCTTCTGTATAGGCTTTGGTAAGCAGGGTGCGCCCAGTGTCCGGGTAGCATCGGCATTGTTGGTGTGACGAAGTGATGTCCCATTCTTGGGAATGGCATAGGTGTCAACACAGGTTTGCTATATGCGTCGTATCCTATTGTCTGTCCTGATACATAGTACAACGTGTTAGCCATATCAGGTGAGTTGCCGCTAACTTCTGCATGGTCACGTAATCGACGTGCTGCGAAGAACCTGTTGCTTCCAGCAGGTATGTAATAGGAAGGTACTACCTTTAGATTTGTAACAGTTTGACCTGCCATGAATGTAGCAAAGTTAACATCGCCAACAACGTCTAATGTATTATCACTTTGCGCAATGTATGTGCATACAGCACCTTCATCAGTTGTCGGGTTATACACACGTAGGAACTTTCGAGTATCTTCTTTAGTACCAAACCCAGCATCAAAGACGTTTGCATTGAGTATATTGCTTCCGTGTGTTGTATCGATGGTAAGTATGCTTGTGCTACTATTCCACGCTGTTACAGATACTACGTCGTTCTCTACACCACTTGTATGTGTATAGACAGTTGGATACCTGTGTGTATGCGTGTGCCCCATCTTTGTGACATGGAAAAATAATGTGCGGTCATGTAACTCATAACTAGTCTGCAATGGAGAGTTATCATTCCATGCACCTAGTTCTGAATCAAAGGTTACTGGGTTGATGCGCTCCCAGTTGTGATTTTCATATGTAGGTGCTTGACGTGGGCTTGCTACACTGTTGTCGAATAGATGTCCTATGTGACTCTCACCCATGTCAGGGTGTATCATACCGCCTGTACCAATTGTCTCATGCTGATATGCTTGTATTGGGTCGAATCCTGAACGTACAACTATGTTGCCCGGTATACTGTTAGGGTCAGGTAACTGTACCTTCAAGTTAGGTATCTTACCACTGTTAGCAAGCGCAGGTGCGTTACCCTTCACACCTCTGTTCTCAGGTATACGGAATCCACGTATGATAGTCCCCAATGGACTGCCGCCCTCTATCTTGTGTACTTGCCCTGTCTCATCTCTTACGGTGATGCTTTGGAATTGTATCTCTTCATTTGGTATGTTTAGTACGTTACCAATCTTGTATGGGTGCTTACGCATAAGTTCAGGGTGCGCTAACTCTTGTGCTTGTAGTATAGGCATCATAGCGCTGTTTGTAGTCTCGAAAGAGAACCTTACGTTACCATATATCTTCTCACCTGTTTGGTATGCGGTGTTGCTCTTTACACGTGTCATCCATGGTACTGCACCAAGACCGCGAGCGTTGATTGCTGGCATACTGAGGTTACCACCATCCATTCTCTTCCACACTATGTTCTCTACTGAGAAGTTCTTTGCGGCAGAATCTTGATACATCTGTAATGCGTTTACATCACCCATCCAATAATTAATGGGGAAACCGCTACTATGTGCTGCTGCATATTTATCAGCAGATGTGTTACGTTCTGCATCGTCTGTTTGTAGTAAAGCAGAACCAACAGAATGGTCTAAGTCGAATAGTAAATCACCTGTCTTATTTAGACCCGGTGTAGCGTTTTGCAACTTCAAATCAGTAGGTGTAGCGCTGAAAAAGTATGTTCCTGAGCCGCCTGAGAATAAAGTATCAGCCCAGTTTCCATTAGATGGTGTGCCGACAGGCACTATTGTATCTTCAACGATTAGAGCCTCTACATTCGGTCCAGCGTTTGCAGGTGCGACAAATCTATCTTGACCGTGGAACCTTTCATCCCATTGTGTAGTACCAGCGTATGTAATTGGGTTACTACCTTGTCCTATGACTTGTAACCAGTCACCGTTTGCGGTTATTCCATCTCTATCGTACTTTGCAATTAATGAACTCTCACACTCGTAACTGACTACTAGGAATGCGCTACTGTACAACCCTTGCGGCGTTGTTAGTTCCTTGGGTAATGTAGTGGTGTAGTTAGTAGGTGCGACCCATTGGTTAGCGTTACCTGTTTCATCTGTATCATTGAAGTTGTAAGTGTAAGTATCCCATCCTTCGCTACTACCACTTCCTAAATTAAACTTAGAGTAAAAACCTGACTTAACTAAATGAGTACCTAGTGCGTTTCCTATACCGTCAATTGTAGGTGTGCTTTCAGGACTACCCTGCATAGGTGCTACAACAGGTATGTTACTATGCACATTCATTACTGTACCAGCAGTTCCGTATGGTGAGAAGTTAAGCATCTCATGGTATGCGCCTAACCCAGCAGCATATCCACTAGTTGTTGTAGAACTAGTATTCTTTGTAATCGTAGTATTTATCTTCAAACTATTCAGATAAGAATATCTCTCACCATGCCAGCCTATTGCACCTATTGGTTTTGTTCTATCAACAGCGTCTACTATGCCTGAGAAGTGAACCTGTGTCATGTGGTCACGTGTTGACACATTCTCGTTATTGAAACGCATTGTACCTGCTTTGCTCCATACATAAAGGGTATAGGAACTAGAAATAGCCTCAGTAAAAGACGTTCCGTCATCATCTATGTATTTTTCCCAAGTTTCAGGCGCTTCTAGAAGATTCAAACCATTTATTCTATTGGGTGCAAGATAGAATCTAACTTTCCAATTACTACTATCTGCTAACACTTCTCTAGAATGATAGCAAGCGAATCTAGTATTAGTTCCTTGATGTAATCTAATCCAACCTGATGTGGGTAATTGTTCTAATGTTGTTTGTGAACTACTTGACGGGGTTTCTACATAATTACCTGCATCAGTAGTATGGTCGTAATCAGAAGTTCCAGCAAGCGGTATCCACCCATATCTATCTTGACGCATTGCATTACCCATAGACGGCATGTGTGTGCCACCGAGAGACTTGAGTGCCCCAGCGCCGGGGAATGCGTTTATTGCAGCGCCTAGTACAGTAGCAAGTTCTTCACCGTTCTGACAACGTGTCGCATCTACTACGATGTATTCCATCTTTGCATCTGCTGTTGCTACGGCTTCGCTACCATTCCCTATGTAATCTAGAATGCGCCCTGTAAGCACACCCGAAGTTCTAAACGCAGTAGGATGTATTTGGTTTGCACGTTCCCAATTGCTACTCAATACTCTAGCAGCAGATTTACCCGCGTGTGGTGGATTAAATGTAATTTGATTGTCTAACCATGAGCCGCCCGGATGGAAACCACCATCCATGTGCCATACTGTATCTGCCGCCATAGTGATACCGAATCCGATAGTAGGCGTATGCATCTTAGGATGTATATGTGTTAAGTCGTATCCTATTTGCGCTGTACCTGTAACATCATGCGGTGTATCGTCATTGAACTGTTGACCGTAGTGCCTACCATGTTCAGGTCTTTGTGAGAACTTGCCCTTCCAACAGTAACCAGCAGGGCTTTCCCAATTCACCATCGCTCTCCAATGGAAGCCCGCAGTAGCGTCGTAGTATACCTTGCTCGGTGGCATGAAATTGTATTTCTCATTTACAATATGATTCGGGAATACATGTCTTGAATTGGCTATTGATTCGTCTAACGGTATAGAAGCCCACGTGCTACCACTTACGATAACTCTACCCGGAAACGGCTCTTTGGTATTAGCAGCATTACCGCTATCCGCATCTGCTACTTCTTGTGTAAATGGGAATGCTTGCCCCGGTCCAAATATGAGGTAAGTGGTCTTACTGTCTGTACCATCTGCATGGTCTTCATATCGCGCTGTTGGATGAGCAAATCTCAATACAAGCGGTACGGGCTTTGCTTTTATTTCACCTGCGCTATATGTCACACCACCTTTAGATAAATCAGGTGCTAGTATGTTCTGTTGATTGAACGCAGGTGGTGTAATACTACCACGATGCTGATTACACAATGCAGCGCCGGGGAAGAAGGCAAACATTGCATTTCCGTCTAACATAGCATAACTCGTAGATATTTCATTTGCATTCTGTAATCCGGTAACACCAGTCGGTCCAGTAGAATACGGATGGGTATAGAAAGTAGAATAGTCGTTCTGCGTACCATCGTTTACATCGAGTGTCACACCACTAAATCCACCACCAAAGAACAACGGCACACTGTGGTCTTTGCTACTCTTACCACCACGGAAGTAGACTATTGGTTCAGAAAATACGCTACCAATGGAGCGCAGTCCATCGAACTCTCTTGTATTGTCAGTAGATGCATATAGAGATGTTAGTAAGTCTATGCTACCTTCGGCAGTAGGCCAATTTTCAGTAGCCGTATCTGCAACCCATTCTAAAGTAGTTACATCTGAACTAGTTGTCATTTTAGCAGTCGCAACAATGCTTTTAGTAGGAGAAATCCATATTCTTTTTCTTTCAGGTGCACTTACCAATGACGGTGTTGGGGAAGGTCTGTATCTAGGTATTATGAAATGAAATGCTCTTTGTGTCAATTTCGCTCTAAGTCCAAAAGAGGTACTTTCACTAACATCAATGATTACATGAGGATTGTCTATTTTAGGTAAAATATGGTCTCCACAAGAACGAGTGAATTGTAATCCTCTCAATCCTTCTGACCAATTATTAATATCAACTGGTACGTTTTGTGAATCAACTAAAACTGGTGTTGCAGTATTAGCATTACTTCCCTTAGCCACGGTATTAATTTGCAATAAAGTGTAAGGTACATAACCACAATCTACGTTTCTACTGCTATCATCTATTAATGTATCAGTTACTGCACGCGATGTACCAAAAGTCCAATCAGCAGTACCGCTAGGTCTAACTGCTTTTTCTATTTCTCCAAACTCTAAATGTGCTGCTTTAATTCCTTGGTCTTGATGTAAAGTAGCAGTAAAACTTTTATTTAATGGTTTAATCTTATTTTTAGTATCATAACTTCTTATCTTAATTGCATTAGGGCTTACACCCCATTCACCTAATGTTTTTCCATCTGCTGCATACATATTAGTACAATCGAATGTTAAACCATCTTCTGTATTTATTTCTTCACCTGCGTTGATTGCGGCTGCTGTTACGGCAGCCATAATCTCGTCTGTTAACAAACAAGTCCAATTAGCAGATGAAGATATTTGTTTATTTGCATTAAAGGTACTTAATTGCGTAGATGTTATACCTTGTATTCCGTAGAACACATCCCCATCTCTATATGTATATGATGCGGTATATCCCACATTTGCTATTGCTGCTGGTGAAGATGTTTCTTTATATCCTGAAATATGTATAACGCCATTTTCTTTAGGGAATCCATAATAACCTAATTTATCACTACCAAAAGAAGTAGTAAATGGTACTTTATGAGTTATAGTTAATTTAGTACCGCTAAGAACAATATCATCTACGAGAATAGTACAATCAGGAGAAGGTACACCCCTCCACTTGCCACCTAACCAACTATGTTCAGTAGTAGTAATATCTACGCTAGAGCCATCTATTGTGGTAGTACTTGCAATTTCCATACGGCCTGTAATATCTCCTGAACCTTGAACGTGTTTTCCAATAGTGAATCCACCTTGTGCTACATCTCTGTCATCAAAGAATACACAGACTTCATCATCTATTGTATTAGGTAACGAAGTATTGCTATTAGCAAAAGCATCTCCTATTTTTTTGTAGATAAAACGAACGCCCGAATCTGCACCTATATTGTTCTTAAATCTAAATCCATAAATCGGCTCATTACCTACTACATCGCTAGATATATCTTTAGTAGGTATGTAACTTGAGTATGTTGTTGTAGATAAAGTCCCATATCTTTTAGTGTAAGAATCGCTATTTTGCTCTCCACATCCCCATTTACCAGCATGGGGAGACCAACCCGGTACACCGCTTGCTACTAACCCACCAAAGTTAATTCTTCCAATAGCGTTTGTACCAGTTCTTAAACCTTTGATTAATGAAGATGATGAACCTTTAATGTCTAGAGATTCTGTATTTATTGTATTATGGCCTTTACCGCTAATTGAGTCAGACACTGCTCTCATTACAGCATTATCATCGTAGTCTGCAACACTAATTACATCTTCACCACTATTAGACGATGTGATATATTGTTGTAGTGTAGTAATCGGTGCAAACGGTCTACCGTGTTTATTCAAAGGCATTGGAGCAGGGTGCATATTTTCTCCTTCTCTTTCATCAGGTAATGCCCAAAAGTTTCTCCATCTACCTCCATGTCCTACTAAGAATTGAGGTTGATAAGACGTTTGCCCGTTACTATTATCTAACCAAGCACAGAAGTTTCTACCACTTGCCCCCGGTACTGTACTATGAAGAACAATTGTGTAACCTACATTCCCGTTTAAATCTTGAACTTCCCTACCTATATGAGCGCGTATGTACCCCATGTGTGTGCCTCTATCACCGTTATCAACATCCCAAAATGGCGCAGGGTCATGCGCTGAACCAGTTTGTACTCTAGCAGTTAATGCAGCATGTTGATTAACTAAGCGAACTATTTCTTCTGCACCCGCTAAAGTGTTTACTACACTATCTTTTTGGGATACTACACCTAAGTCAATCGTCAATCTTCTGATAAAATCCATATCTTTCCATTGAGGTAAATGTTGTAATCTAGATTCACCATGTGAAGATAAATCAAGAGTAGTATTACGTATACCCTTTAGACACAAAAATGCAGGTATAACTCTAGTACCATCAGGAGTATCAAAGAAAGTAGACGGGTCTCTTAAAGAACAACCAGTAGTATCTGTTCTTAATGAAGATAGTTCTTCTACATACACACTAACATTATTATTTGGAATGCGTGAAAAAGAATGTAATGGATTAGCAATTTTGAATAATACTACACTATCGTTAGTTCTAGGTGTAAGACTGTATCCTGTTGAAAGTCCACTAACTTCTCCACCATAGGAATATCCCGTATGTACGTGATGGCCGTGTGCCTTACCATACAATCTAGCCCCCTCTATTTTTCTACCATCAGTGGGTAGTCTGACGTTGCTTGAAGACAGTACGGCTGTTGTATCCCCGTAGGTGGTGCTATCCAACAAGTCCTCAGTGTGCCTGTTAGCCAAGTCATGCGCATATGCGCTTTCTATATACTTAGATTGTTGAGTACTTCGTATGTATGGGTTCTGAGATAAAAAGCCGTTTGTAACATCTATTTGCGTAGTCCATGGACTTGGACCTGAACCGTTGTACGCAGCGTTGACTTTGTGTAATTCTGTTCTACTTGTGTCGCCGCTTTCTACCACTTCTTTAGGCCAACCTATTTGTGTAGCCTGTGAACTAGTCTGCACTTGCATGTGTATATCTTGGAATGCGATGAACTCTTTGTCATGTGCTACATTGTATAACAACACACGTGCGTGTTCGTCGGTAGACAAGTAAGGGTCGATATAGGCTACAACGGGTGCTTGTGCCGATGTAAGCCCGAGTGCTAGATAATTTTCTTCAACTGTTCTGTTTACATGTTGCACATAGTTTCTTGCAGTTTCTAAACAAGTGTTACCAATTAAAAAGTTCTCTAATGGGATGCTATCTCTAGGGTTAGTTGTGTCTAATTCACCTGCACCATTATCAAACGCATTCCACACTTGTGATTCATTCAACACACCTCTACTCTTAGCGAATAGACCTTCGACGGCATGAGGGTTATTGTATGACATATTAGCCCATACTGTATCTCCGTCACGAAGTCCACCTTGTGCATACGGATTTATCCATGTAGCGTTTAACACAGCATCTTTATCTTCATAATCACCAATCCATGTGGCTAACTTGATAGTACCACTGCCGGGTAATGAAGGAACACTGGCTGTCATGTTAATTGTTTGAACACCGGATGCATTGGCACTTTCTACTGTACTAACAATTCCTATTCTTCGTATCTTGTCAACAGTGTCATCATTGTAGTAATAAAGTGTGTCACCTTTCTTTACATTCATACCGTGTAGGTCATTGACATTCTTACCACTAGCCCCGTCTACTGTAATAGCAGATGATGACATTGCGGTTATAGTAACGTCAGTGATGTTGAGACTGTTTTTTAATTCACGATAGTATTGAGAACCATCACTAACTATCGCACTTACAGAAGTACCGAGTATAGTTCTACGCTTACTTGTAAGTGTTATATCTATTCCATCAGGTAAACCATGACCGTACAATTCAGTACCGTCACTTATATTGCCTGTGATACCTCCACCAACTGTAATGGTAGTTGATGAAACCGCCGTAATTTCACCTCTATTCGTACCATTTGCTATAAATATAGAATCTCCTACTGTAAAAATATCATTTGGTGTACCAGCAGATGCAGTCATTGCACCAGTGTGACTATTAGAATAGCCACTTCCTAGTGCGTTAGTAATTGTAATACCGTATGATACAACAGGGTATGTGCTACCCGAAGATTGCAACACTAGTGTTATGCTATTTTTAGGCGTAGCGACACTGTTTATTGTTTTAATATGACCATGATATTGATATTTGTAAATTGTACCATTATCATTGTATTGTACTTCATAGCCTAAATCACCAGTAGCAGAAGGTGCATCAGCAAGTGTATCATATCCTAGATTTGGAAACTTAACGAAGTCATCAGCACTTAGTGTAACGGTTATGGCTTTATCATTATACGCACTTAGTTTTGCAACAGTAGCAGACAACACCTTACCAGTAGCACGTTTACTATCTATTCTTGCAGCATGTGGATTACTTTCAGGTCCAGCCTTAAACTCAACCGCACTAACATATTGACGTAACCCATAGTCTACATTTCCACCTTGTGTCTTAACACTTGCAGCATCATAATAGTATTCATCTCTATTTTCATAATCTGATGAAGGGGTTAAAATATCTGACGATATAGCCCTTACACTATCGTCTACTACTGGACCACCAATAAATACACTAACACCGGGTTGTAAAAACTCTGTAAACTTTTCAGTCATGTTATACAAAGAATTGTTAACTAAACCAATTTGTAAATATCCATCACTAGAAGGATTATTTCTATACCAAGCCCAATCTCCACTATTTAAAAATACTTTTCTATATCTTAATTGTGTATCTATATCTTGAAAAGTAGATGCAGACGTTGTTGCTGCTGGAAAAATACCTATATCATTGACATACAGTTTTAGGTTAGTTGCATCCCATTTTATTACAGAAGTAGAAGGTACGTGTGTATTATTAGAAATAGCAGTAGAATATGCAGAGTGTGCTTCTCTATCAGCAAGTTCATTTTCGCTTTTTTGCCTTCTACCAACTGGACTAGGATTGTACGTGTGTGCGGTATGTGTCGCATCTACATGTATTTTAAAAGCGTTATTTGGTCCTACTGAATCGTGGAAAAATTGTTCTGCAAATACAGGTATTTCTGCAAGTGCTCTAGTACTAGCGTATTGAGTACCTAGTTGGTAATCATGTTGCACATCATTCATAGTTTGATGCATTCTATCGTTTACAGTAGTACCATTTTCTAAGTCAGAGTTTTCACCAAATCCTGATTCGTTATATATTGTAAAATTACCATTTATAGTTACAGTACCTGATGTTGGACCTTTCATATAACCCAGCGCATTTAGCAATTTTGCAATAGATAAATACTCACTACCGTTATTAGAAATAAAATCTCCTGAACCTAACGTTGCTGCTGCAAATACAAACGTAGTGCCTGTTTTACTAGTGTATTTAGCACTACTACCATCTTGTAAGTGTATTCTACCATACCTAGGAAATCCATATGTGCCCCAACTTGCTAAGTCTTCGCTTTCATTATTTAAGGGTTTAATGTGTAATGTACCTGTGTCATTATTAGGTACTACTAGTTTAGTAGCAGTTACAGCATACGACCTGCGTGTAGAGTATGCTTCGTGTGCTAACATACTGCGCTGGAATACTGGTCTAGTATCCATAGCGCCTTGGCCCGGACCACCAAGTGTAACGGTGACAACAGGCGCGTTAGGCTCTATTTCCTTGACTATATGTGAGTCAGGGCTACCCTTACCAGTGAAATCAATTGAACGGGATATTAGACTGTCCCCTACACCTATGCAACTTAGTGTAGTGTAACCACCTTCATCCCCTACGCTTTCTTCAATCGACCTGACTTTTGCACGACTCATTAAGTAAAGTATAGTTGCTCTATTAAACCTAGTAGACAAATTAACATTAGCAAGTTGCATACTTCTTCTTCGGTCAGTAGGTTGAATGAAGATTCTGAAATCAGCATCATTCGTATCTGCTAAGATATGGTTGTCTATTATATCGTATGTTTCATGTATAGGTGATGAAGAAGACACAGTTCCAGTATCAAACTGCCCAGCAGAACCGCTATCCAACACTACATCAGGCGCTAGTCTAGAATAACTACCTTTATCAATCAAGGTTTTAGTTTGGTCTATTTTGTTTAGATACAGCCTATTGAATGCAGAATTATGTAGACCGCTTGTACTCACAGATTCAATTATGGCTTGCGGTGTACCGTTTTGTATAGAGTCTGCATTATTTCTTGGAGTATAATTAGCAGGTGTTAACGTTTCATCAACTTCTGTATCGGCAGAATATCCTTCCGAAGTGTCACCTACTAAACCGTGTTCTTGTACTACTGGACTATCGATTCCTAAATCAGATGCATACACATCTATGTATCCGCCGGGCGCATGTAGTGTCATACCTGAACCAATTGCATGGATTATAGAATCGTAAACATACTCTGCACCGCTTACTAATGTATCAGATGAAGGTACAGTTTTCTCTACCATTAGTAGAGGTTGTACAGTACCACTCATACTTGCACCAGTTAAATCAATCGCACTGTAATGTATCTCTACAAATGGAGAAAGTGATGGAGTCAAGGCTGCTAATCTAGGTACGTGAAGTATAGCGACTCTACTTTCTTTAGAAGGTGTGACATGATAATCTCTAATGTTACTATCGTGATGAGTTTCATCGTTATCCGCATCGTACTTGTTATATTGCGGTATTGGACCTTTTAGAGCAAATGGGGTATAATCAAAATCAGGACCGCCTATTGCAATCAGTTTTCTTTTACCAGCAGGTGGACTACTAGTGCCGTTGTAAGAATTGAATGCTACTGTTATTGTACTGGAACTAACAACATTGTCTATTACTACATCATTGAAATCTCTATACACATCTACTAAACTATTTACAGCGACTTGTTTTTCTATTCCTTTATGCATATCGCTATACATCACGTCAACAATATCTGCGTTACCGTTACCTTGTTGGTCTATTATTTCATCAATAGCCTTTGGTAACATGCGTAAGAAAGTGTGTCCTTCAACATGATTCTTAATGTGTCTACCGCTATGTCCTATTTGGAAATCTTCGCTCAGAGTAGTAGGCCACACTACTGCAAATGGATTATTTGCATCAGATGTGGTTGTAGCAATAGTACTAGAATAAACAAATCCATGGTTTTCAAAATCACTTTCATCGATTATCATTTGCCCTGTTCTATCTATAATCTGAGAAGTATAATGAGGCGGTTGATATGGTTTAGATGTTCCACTATCAATCAATAAGTCTGCACCAACTACAACGAAGTGATTATCTACATTAGCACTTCTAGAAGTATTCAGAACACCTATTAATCCGTTATTACTATTACTTGTATTAATAAAATCTAAATGGATACTAGATACAGTTAATGTAGGGTTTGTATTTTCTAGATTATTTATAGAATGTAATCTTAATCTTTCAGGAGGTTTTTGATTAGGTTTACTTGTTGAAGGCGTTATACCATCAGGATTAACTAATATATTGTATGGTACATGAGATATACTTCTAACAACAGTTGAGCCTGAGGAAGAATCTAACACCTCGTAATTACCTGAACTGTACGGTGAAGAAGTAAAATCAATAGTACCAGTAGTTACTGTATTGCCCGTAAGTTTTGATGCGAGTAACTGAGCATCTGTTTTTGTCATAGTTAATACTGATAACCCACTACTACTTGTGTGTGCACTGTAAGTAAAAACATCTTCAATAGGAGCGATAGGCTCTTCAAATCTGTATAGAAGTAAAGTGTCACTATCCGATAACGGGGAGTTACCTTCTATCATTGAAGTCTTGAATGATGCATTAAGATGAATGCCTTCCATCGTACCTCTAAACTTACCACCTTTACCTCCGATGTATGTTTGCTTGGTAGAGGGCTTTAGCGCTAAGTCTCTGTCTTTGATAGATTGCCTTACAACTAACTCCCCGTTAATGTATAGTTCTATGGCTGTGGTTCTTACCGTCGCTATTACATGAATCAAAGGTCTATGGTTTTTGTTTAGTTCAGTCGCATCGTCTCTGCTACTAACGAATCTGTTGTACGAATCTTGTAGACCTTGGTACTCAATATGTGGATATACAGTACCTTCGTATCTATCTGTTGCTAAGGTTGCTGTGGTTAGATAGTATCTTTCTTCACCACCTTCACCTTCCATAAATACCTCAAAAGATGCAGGGCCGGGTGTGTCTACATGACCGAGTGAAAGTTTGTATTGACCTTCTTTCTCTATTATTGTACCGCCGCAATCAGGCATTACCCACGCTTCTATTGTTAGATTCTTATTGAAAATACCCGATGTTGCTACGCTATCACGTGTAGATAATGGCGCATTCTCGGATAGGATAACTCGTACATCGTCAGTTCCTCTTGTAGTTCTATGTCCTAATTCGCTAAAGTCACCTTCGGGAACTATAATACTGTCAGTGATACCATTGAAAAAGAAGCCATGAGTCTTACGGCTAATTACTGTCATCCGTCTTCCCCCAAGTTATCTAAGATAGAATCAAATTATCTATCGGTGCGAATATCATATTAAAATTGTAAACCGACTCTCCAGCATCGTATGTAATGTCAAACTTTTGCACCGACCCTTGTATCCCAGTAGTTTCCTCCTTCATAGAAAAATCTACACTGGCTGGTAAATCATTTCCTTCTGATGTTTTATCATGTCCATCGTAATTACCAGTAGGCATGAAGAAATTCCTCGCAACATATTGGTCACCACCAGTTGCTTTCAAAGTAGAGTTATACGGTATCTGTATTCCAACAATGTAATCTTTTACCTCACTTTGTCTACCGTTTTTTCTGTTAAAGAAATCACTCACCGGACCTCTTCTCTTACTGTTGTTGATTATGCCGTATAAATCCATAGTTTTGTCACCAGCAGATTTTTTTCCACCGTCTGACCCTCCAGCGAACTTGTTGATAGTAGGAGGTTGTAAGAAAACCCGATTCGTTGCAAGTTTAATTTGAAACTTAGGGGTAGTTCTACTCATAGCGCTGTTTTTACCTAAACTAGTCATTGCTATATTTACGATACAATTAGATGGTGCATCGTTATAATCTAGACCTTCAACGGGCGTAGCGGTAAAGTCTGAACTTAATTGAGCGTTGATATATGCAACAACCGCAGTTGCTAATTGAACAGATGTAGCGTCGCTAGTATTCACTAATACAGTTGGACTACTACCTGAGCCACCATTAGAAGAATAAGCAGTACCACCAGTAGAACTAGTAGTTGTAAAAGATATTAATTTATTAGCACCATTTATTGCTGTATCAAAAGTTTGTAATACTAAATTATAATTTAATAACATACTGAGATTACTTGCGGTAGTAAATTGAAGACCAGTGTTTGTTAATCCAAAATTAATTGTAGCATTGTGTGCTGTACTCTTTGTACCCTCTCTATCGTCTGCAATGATGCCTTGAATATTTATCATAGCACTGTTAACGTTCAAATCCATACCTATACGCTTACTTCCAGTGAACGGTATAGGTGAGCCTCCTACCTTACGAGAAGTACTGAGAACCATAGTGGTAGCGTCTAGTTCGATGGTGTTACCATTTTCTTGTACTAATCTAATTGGAATGCCCCCAGCCATTCAATCACCTACCTCTACCTACACCACCGATACTGCGTGACATTTCTTGTTGTACTAAGTCGCTGATTTCTCTTGCTAATTGTCTTTTATCAGTACGGTCAGTAAGCCCGCTTAAATTGAATGTCATATTGAAAGTGTGGCCTCTGCCACCACTAGGTGAATCTCCACCTCCACCGCCACCAGTGACAGCATTTATGGCGCTACTTCCTAAATCTTTTACTCCGCCAACTATTGATTTACCAAAATTAAACACCCCTTTCAAAGCGCCACCAATTTTATCAAAGACCATGCCTAATGTTTTATCATATACTGCCGTCATAACGTTTGTAACAGTATCCCAAGCACTGCCTATTGTATCAAATACACTTAACGCTGCTATTTTTAGACTACGAAATGCATTTCCAAAAGTAACATCAAATATAGTACCCATACCACTAAAAATAAGTTTTGAAATAGTTTTGATTCCGTTAAAGGCTAAGGAAGCACCTGCTTTTAATCCCGACCATAGTTTACCAAAAGTACCATTCCATATAGTTTTGACATTATCTAGGGCTTTACCCCACTCACCTTTGAATATGTTAACCCAAAACATCATTCCCTCTTTCATCAGATTCCATATCGGCATAATAGTAGCATTCCATAAACTTCGCATCCCACTGAGTAAAATACCAAATACAGATTTTATAGCATTTAAGTTTGCTATTGATTTTGCTTTGTACCAATCCCATAAAGGACCAATTGTTTTATCCCATAAGTCTTTCATTTCTTTGAATACTTTTCGCGCTACTTTACCAGCAGCCTTGAGTGCTTTACCGAGTGAACTACCTATACTACTGGCTACACTACCGAGTGTACTCATCATGCTACCTATACCACTTAGAGCACTAGTCGTAGAAGCCAAAGAATTGAGTAACGCTCCTAGTGCCATACTAATCTTCCCTCTCTAAAAATGAATAATCAAAATCTACTACATCACTACTTTCTGTATTATTTTCTAGGTTCTGTTTTTTCTCTGCTAGGCGCTCTTCTTCATTGACAGCAAGTGCCCATGATAGAGATTGTTTGAAGACGCCCTCGCTCATATGGTATACCTCATGTAGTGATATGCTGTAATGTTTCGCTACGATGTATGCGAACAACTGCATCTGCATTTCTAAATCACTAGGGTTTTTAATTACCTTTTTCTTTAGAAATTGCCGAACCCTCAGTTGCTCGCTTTCGTAAAACCCCCCTGCATTGCCTCCGCCAGTTCATCGGGCTTTGGTAATAGAGAGGCTATTTGTTGACCGACATATGCGTTTAAGTTCATCATGTCGTCTACGGTAAGTTCCGGGTTTGTTCTTACGACCCAGTTTGAAAATGCGTAACGCCAGTATCCTTGAAGGTTTAGCGATATATCATCACCATTCATCTGAAACATACTTTGTGCTGCTTGTTGTACATCAAAGAAAGTTAATTCTCTAATCCATACTTCCATCATTAAATCAGGATTTTCTTTGTCTACACGGATTTCGTGTCGTTGTTCATTCTTCTTCGCCAGTAAGTTCTGTTTGTCTACTATCGTCATCTGTTGTCACTTCCTCGGTTGCAGCCTCTTGCGAGGGGGCATCCGGTGTTACATCAGCAGACTCTTGCGAATGGGCTTCTGTTACACCTTGTGTCGGTTGCTCGACAATACCTGCGTCGTCGTGTCGTAGCCTTAACACTACCTCAGATTTAGTACCACGAATGGTAATTCCGCGTGCTTTGCATTCTTTTTGGAGTTCTCTTACGGTGAAAGAATTGTAATCAATTTCCCCACCAAACGGATTATTAACTTCGGGGACTATCATCATTTCAAGATTTTCTTCAACATTTTGAACAGGCTTGTCAAAAGTAATTCCCACTGCATCTTCGATAGCATTTTCAACAACTTCAGCAACTTCTTCCACCTTCTCTTGTATCTCTTCTACCACGTCTTCTACTACTTCGCTTATTGCGCTCCTAGCAGCCTCTACCCATGAAGGTTCTTCTTCCTCTATTTTCTCGATGATTGTTTTAACAGGTGTGTCTTCTATCTCTCTAGCGATAGGTTCAAACACAGTTTCTTCGGTAATTGTCTTACCTTCATTAATCATTCTTAGAACCATAGAGTCTACTACGTTTCTAGAATTAGTTTTGAACAACTCTTGGTTGTACGGTATATCGACACTATCGATTAACCAATAAACATACTTTTCGTGAGAATTACGAGAGTAGAACTGAACTCTTTTTACAGCAGTTGGTAACACTATTTCACCTCAAGCATGTATGACTGTATCAACAGCAATAACCTTGACTGACTTAGGTAGAATCTTTAGTTTTGCTCTGAGTGGTCCTTTATCCTCAGGCACAGGCAATGGTGCTTCAACAATGTAATAGTCATCCATTAGTATGTCAATAGATTCTGCTGTACCACTAGATACTTGTTTTGTAAATGACAAGCGTATCATGTCTGAATCAGTTTGTGCAGTCTCATCTGTATCATCAAAGTTCTCCACTGCTCTACGCATATTGTGATAGAATAATGGGTCATCTACAATTATCTCCATCTCAAGGTCATACTCTGTTTTACCCTCTACTGCTAGTGTAGGGTTACGAGTACCAGCAAATGGAACTTGGTCGGTAGCACTGTTTGCTATATTAGCCGCACCAATAGTATAGTACTGCTCTACACCAGTCTTACCGTTTAACGTGAATGAAACAACTTGACCTAGTGTTGTACCTAGCATAGATATAGAACCGTTGTAGAACATGAATGGTTTCTGTGTACCTTTACCTATACCCGATACTTTTCTCTTCACTTCTGTATTAGCAGTATCTTCAAAGAGTCTGTGTGTATTGTATCTATCTCCCTTGTTACTTGCTTCTAATCTACCAGTATCTGTATAACATAATGCTGAGTCAAAGTTTGCTGTCAATCTTAGAGCAGCGTCTGTGTCTGTGGTTAGTGAGAAATCTTTAACTTTACAGCCTCTAAAGACCCGTGTTAGTTGTTTTGAATCTCCTGTACCACCATCGGTAGTACCATCGTTACTGTCTATGTCTCTTCTTCTAACACTGACTTCCATAGCAAAAGAAGGTACAGTTGTACGAGAAAAGAAAAGATGGTTAACTGGATTAGTTAAAGCACCAGTTGTAGTATCTCTATGAGGACTACCATTGCTACTATCTGTTGCATATCTAGCAAACTCTACTACTGTATTATCTTCATACGAAAATTGTAGAGGGTCGTCTAGCCAAACTTTACCAGCACCACCAGTTACAGTAATGGCTACTATTCTTCTTGCTTCTTCTTTCATAGCCTTGTCAATTATCTGTGTAGCGTTTACATTCGGCCATGCATCTGCATCAGCCCCACCACCAACACCAGTATCTCTGTAACTCTGCACATCTACTTTATCAACACCTTCTGTATTGTCACCGCCTAGTAAGAATACATAGTCACCTACACCTACATCTACTGAATTAATTGCTGGATTAGTGCTACCGCTACTATCGAATGCTATGTAAGAATCTCCTGAATAAACAGCAGCAGACAAGGAAAATGTATCACTAGCATGACCATCTTGTCTTACAGTCGCAGCGTTTACAACTTCGTGCCCTAAACAATAATAGAACCATCGACCATTATGTATATTACACTCAAATGAGCCACCAACGTTAGTAAATCTACCCGGCACTTGTACTGCTACATCTCTACCAAGTCCAACAACATGGTATCTCTTGAGGTCTACTTTAGTCTCAGGAAGTGCGACAGTGCTTACCAGTCCAACGAATTGGTCAGTCAATACGCTCTCAGCAGATGCGTTTGCAGCATCAGCGTGTTCCATACCTACATCAATTGCGGGTGTAGTAAAAGGTAAGATAGTCATTACATCATTAGCCTTAGACGCTTGGTCTGCTGCTGTGTGATTTGTCTTTAATGCAGGTGTTACCGTAATCTCAGTTTTACCATCATTGTCGTTATCAGCGTCATTACAGACTTCTTGTTTGATTATAGTATACATTCTACCCGATACAGCATAATCATCTTGTGTGTCCCAATTAGGACTAGAAGATGCTATTGTGAATATAACTTTGCTACCGACTAGCATACCATTTGGATATTCTAATATTCCAGCGTTTACAGGGGTATTATCACTACCACCACTTAATACGATTACACTAGTGTCTTTTACTAAATCTTGATGCGGTGCGTTAGCGGCATTAGCGTCAGTTTCAAAAGACGCTGTAAATGTAAAAGCGCTTGCGTATCCGTGTTCTAATCTCACTCCAGTTTCGTGACCGAATGTAATCTCGGACAAATCACTCTTGTATACTGTCGACGGCATGGCTCTCTCTCACCTCATGGGATTAACTCTGCAAAGATAACAACTTCTATCTGAAAGGTCATTCTGAACAGTTTTTTACTTCTATCTGATAAATCGGTACGTGTTTTGTACACAAGCCTATCAAAGTTCACACCATCACCTTTTCTTTTAAGATGTATGCATCTTCTTAATTCATTTTCCATCTTTTTCAATTGCTCTCTACTTCTTGTAGTACGCATATCTACTGTAATGTTGATACGTGTAGTGACAAAATCGTACAGCATTTCAGGTAATTCTTCGTTATGTGCTGTTTCAAAAACCATGACATAATCCGTTCTATCAAGGTCAAGTCTCTTTCCACGTTCCGGTGAAACGTCTGCTATATCAATAATGACGGGTTTGAAATTGTTAGTATTACCCCTAGTCCAGTTATTTTTTAGTACACCAAGTACTACATCAATACCTTCATCAAATGTCGCTACCATTCTGCAAACTCCTTTTTACGTTTTTCGCGTTCATGAGCATCAAAATCAGGTACTAATTTACCGCCATCATTCTTGAGTTTATGTTCCATGAGTCCCGGTGATTCAGTCATCATACGTCTATTGACTCTATCTTTCAATGCTACTTCTTGTTCAACAGTCATATTTTCTGATTCTAGTTCTTTTTCAGAACGTTCTACACCTTCTCTATATTCCGATGGCCCTTCTGTAATAGCCTTCTGCAAATCTGCTTGGTATTCTTTTTTACTTAATTCTAAAGATATAGTTTCTTTCCACTCATCGTAGATTATCTTTTTTGTATCACTCAAAGGTTACCACCTCTATGTAACGTGGGAATGTTCTATCTATATCTGCTCGATATAATTGTATTTTAGATGCTAGGTCAACATTTTGTGTACCCTCAGGTATCAGTACACTTCGGTCATCACTCATTAGTAAATCAATAGCCACCATCTTAGTACAAATATCCTCTATCGCTTTGTCTACGTATCTCTCACCATATATGTATGATGTCTTTATCGCATTCCACTCAAAGAAAGGGTATGAGTTATTGAAGTAGATAATACCCATTTCATGGTCTATCCACCAATCTCGCAATCTACCTTGGTCACCACTAGCACTACCACCATGCAAATCGACTGATAATCTATGTTGAGATATCAGTGTTCCAGTTGTGTTTAGAGTAGTTAGAGGTGTGCCGTTTACATTAGCACAACCAGTGAATGTACCAAAAGCAGTCACAGCACCTGTATCGGGGTGAAACGTGGTTGCAGTCTTACCAGTGTAAGATAACACTTCATTTCCTATTTGCAGTAGACCTTTTTCTGCAAATGATGTAGTGTTAGATGCTTCGATAGTTGCAATACTATCTTCGTAAATATACCCAAGAGTAACTGTGGTAGAACTCACAGATGCACTATAAGCACTGGATGTTGATGTTTGTGATATTTCAATACTAGTAGTATCGGTAACCGCTATACTGCAAGTCTCACCAGCGCTTGTTTGTCTCATACTAGTAACTTTGACTGTGCCAGTACCATAGTCAGAATTAGCAGTAGCGAGAAACTCATTGTGTACAGCAACGTTAGATGTACTACCTTCTAATGTGAAATTAGGAGAAAATACAACATCAGTTTTCCCAACTCTATCTTCTTTGTTAATTAAATCAGCAAGGTTTTGTGCAGTAGTTGTTTTATCAAAATCTGACCGCCATTGTGTTGTACCAGTACCAACTGTAAGTGTCGCCATGCTACCATTGCCCGGAGACAAATATATTGAATCGTTAGATAATGTTGCGTAATTTTCTATTTTTATCCTAGCCTCAGCAGCAGCGATTTCTCGATAGTCGTCACCTTGCCACAACTCTAATCTCAATACTTGTTGTACATTTCTAAATAACAACGGACTAGTACCTACGTAATCTGTGTAATATCTACGACGATATGGTTTGTAAGTATCGAAGTTGATATATTCTGCTTGAACTAAATAAGGTCTCCAAGCATTATGAGTTTTGTTATCTATATGGTCTTGCATACGAAGTATGATACTTTCAACTTTACTCTTTGTAATACCTCTTGTTCTTCCGTTTGAAAAAGAGGCTTGATTCTGAATAAATGTATTGTCAGCAGTCTGATAATCTGCCGCAGTCACGTTACCACTGAATGCTAGTTTTACACCATTGATTGAACTTGTTATTGCAGTGATAGTACGTTCAAAACCTAATGGGTCTGCATCTGAATAAACTAATATCGAGTCTCCAACTGAGAATCCGATGTTTCTGTAATCATTACCAGTGACATAAACTCCATCAGTGTCACTGTCATATGATGTTGCTATTGCTTCTTGTGGACCTATATCTAACAAATCAGCAACTTTCTGTGCTGTGGTATATACGATTGAAGATGGGTCAAGTGGTCTTGTCTCTCCCTCACCCGGACTGAACACTTGTGGCATTACTTACCCCCCTCCAAGTTTAGAGGTGTATCAAAATAAGTAGGGTCTCTATTTGGATAATTGGGTTTTATTCTAAAATCAGGGTGCTTCGGGTCGTAATGCCCAGTTGCTGCTCCACCGTACCGCTTGATGTCTTCTACATTTCTTTCGTCATAAGGTACGTACTCAGGACTGCCAGTTCTTTCTTGTATTCCATAATCGGGTTCTTCTAGTCTCTGTATTTGAACTGAGCCGAGAGGACTCTTTGCTTGTTTCCTACGAGCCATAGCCAACGCAGCCGGATGAATTGTACCTAGACCGTATACATCAGGCTCGATTTCTCCAAGTTCAGGATAACCATACGTGTCTTCATCAGTTGAGAATAATTGCTGTTCAGGTAGAGCCTTGAGAACCGACCAAGCAATATCAAACTTGTTCATAACCTCGCCTCCTCATTACGGCTACCGAGATTATAGTCCATAGGTTTGTCGCAAGCACCACAAGTAGCCCTCCACATGAAATGGAGTAATCCACAATGTACACAACGTGTACCTGCACCTATATCTAATACATCAGCGATTTCTGAGTTTCTTGCTCTCTGTTTCCTAGTGATACCCTTCAACGGAGCATCTGTGTTTTGCACAGTACCTGCATCGTAATGAATATCTGAGCGTACGTTATGTTTTTGTGCTCTGCTAATGTCATCAATATCAAGCGTTTGTAACTCGAATCCTGACATTCACTCACACCACCTTCTATCATGCTTTCTGATATACTACTAAGAATATATTACCTAATACTGTAATCGGCTCTACTGAAATTATCTTTGCACTAGCATAACCAGTTAATGCTTCAATGTCAGTAGTCATAGCAGTGCTTAATACACCATCATTACCTGCATCTGAAAATGCTTTAGGACTATAAGGTCCAAGTACTTGTATTGCTTTAACCATCTAGGTCACCGCCAAATCAGCGCTTTCCTAGTGCCCACCAAGAACCAGTGTTTCCACTGACGCAATCGACTACTAATGAGCCGGGTGCTGCGTCTGCAACGATAGCAAATGCTCCGTCTACGCCTCCACCAGTAACGTCACCAAAGGTGTCGCCCATTACTCCACAAGCGAGTATCTCTGATAAGCCCGTTACTATCGTGCCTGTTGCTACGCTCGCTGCGTTCCAATCTCCGGTAACCATCATTAGGTCGCCTAATACGTGTGTTCTATTATCTTCTGTACTGCTAAATGCCATATTTTTTCACTTCCTTAATTTTCTTCTATAATTGGTACTACTGATGCTTCTTCTACTGCTTCTTGAATTATTTCATCAACAACTTCTTCGACCACTAGTTCCGGTTCTATCTCTTCCTCAGCCGCCGGGCTTAAAACCATGTCGACCATTGTGAGTAAAGATGACTTCGTTTTGTATCCACCGGGTACTGTTACACCATATGATTTCAACCAAGTTTCAATCTGTGCTTTACGCCATCCTGAATCCGGTAATCCATCACCTAATGCATCTGAGTGTAGTAATTCATCACCTTCGATGCGCATACCATCACCCATTTTACGTCTAAACTGGTCTACCCAAGCCTGACTGACTTGTCTAGATTCACCACGTTGGAAATCCCTGACTTTTGGGTCAGGAGATTTCTTTTTGTAGTAAGGTCCAGTATATGTTACTGTGGGCAGTTAAACCACCTCAGTTGTATAGTATCATTACTGTTGTAACGTTTGATGTACCGCTTAGATATTGTAGAGTTGCAGTTAATGCTGTGAAAGATGCTCCAACTGCTACTGCTGCTTCCCCTGCGTCGGTTGCCATAACGCTCAGGATTGCTGATGCTCCACCGGAGAGAATGATTGTTTCACCATCTGCTCCACCTGTTACGTTAATTAATGCCATTTTTGGTGCTGGGTCGTATCCGTTTGCTCCATCGGTATTTACTGCGCTGAATGTACCCGGACCACCGCCCGGATATGTTGTGTCTGCTGCTCCATCTAACCATTCAGTAGTGCTATGAGAACCCGCTCTGAGTTCCCATGCTCCTACTAATGTTGCTGTCGCTGTTCCGCCTAATGTTAAAGTATCTGCCATATTTTTTTCCTCCGTTTAATTATTTTCCGCAATAACCTTACTTTAGGTTACGAATGCTCCCTTGTGCTCCAAAGAAAGTAGTCCATACTTCACCCATGGTTCGGTATAGTCCTTCTTGGCCTAGTCTGTTAATTGCGAATGGGTCACCAGTCTCGATACCGGACTCAAAGTACTGAGTTGGTATTGCTGTGCTAAAGTGTAGGTAATCTGTATCTAGATAGTAGATTTTTGATAGGTTACCATCGTCATCCATATCTTTTGTTGGTATGATAGGTACTCCGTTGTATGTTGCAACTATGAAACCTGCTTCCATACCCGGTACACCTTTTACACCGTTGTAGGTTGGTGTTACTCTCTTCTCTTCCATGAATCTCTGTTGTGATTGTAGAAGTTGTTGTAGTCTCATCAATGTGTCATATCCAGTTAGCATAACTTTTGGATTTCCACCACGAACCCATATCTTTTGGAATAGGTCATCGATTTGGTCTAGAGATAGAACTCTATCTGCTCCAGCAGTACCAAGGTTGGTTTCTGCATCTGACCATGTGTTAGCACTCCTGTCAATACTGTATAAATCTAAGTCTGCCGCAGCAGTAACCCAGTTTGTGTCTTGACCCATAGTAGCATCGCTTGCTGTGATTCTATCTAATGACTCGAAGTTGTTACCAGCAAGTTCGTCTGTATCTACAAGAAGCATCTTGTTGACCATTTCTGCGTGATGTTTACCCATTTCTTCTTTAAGAACTGAGCGAATATCTCCCATTCCATCATCCTTATCTGCAAGGAAGATTGCTGTTTCAGACATATCGAATGTGTGTGCGATTGTCTTTGGTTTTGCAGCAATGTGCTGGAAGGTAGGTTTTACAGTCTCAGGTAATGTTGCGTTCTCTGCAACTCCACCGTGTACAACACCAGCATTTGGTCTGCCAGTGATAACGCGCCATCCGCTTCTGTCCCATGGTTTCTTAGGTAGTATTGAGAAAGCATTGAACTCTTGGTTCAATTGTGACCATACTTTGCGACCGTAGATTGCTTGGTATGTTCCGCCTGTTGTGGACAGCATAGGGCTGTCAGCCTTGAGTAATTCACTACCAGTGTATGAGTAACCCATTGCGTTACCTGCACCATAGTAGTATCTTTCCATATCTGTTATTGTTCGTACGTAATCTCTTGCCATATTTTTTTCCTCCGTTTATTTCCTTTTTTCGATTTATTCACTCCGGGGTGAAGGCTTTTGATGCTAGGTGATGAACCTCATCCCAAGACATCTTAGCCATATCCTCCGTAGAAGGTACTACGACTGATGTAGTATCTACTGATTTAGCGATTGCTTCTCCGCTTACTGCTGGAGTACTGATTGACTCAATGCGCTCTGATAATGCACTGATTGCTTTTGTTATCTCGTCTAACGGACCGCGAGCATCGTATGCTGCTGCTTCTGCTTTTGCGATTTCTGCTGTACGTTCTGTTGCAAAACGATTTGCAAAAGTTGATTCTAGAGAGCCACGGAACTCTTGTTCCATTGCTGCTGCTTTGTATACTTCATATGCAGACTCGATGTCTGAATCTGATAATGTTGCTGGATTAATGAAATCGGATTTCTTTACTGTTCCAGTAGTTTTACCTAAAGCACCTGTTGATGGGTTTCCACCTTCTTGTACTCGACCTTTTGCTTGTCCAGTCCTTTGTGTTTCATATGCAGCCAGTTCTTCGGGTGTAGAACCTAGATTTGCTTTTTCTAGGTTATCAAAGTGAACACGTGCCTCAGCAGTGTCAACTCCAGCACTCTTTAGAGTGTCTTCCATCCAGTTAAGATAGTCAGATGTTATAACATCAGAATATTCTGACTTTTCTACGTCAGCATCTTCTTTCTTTTTGTCATCTTTCATATCCTCTTTCTTGCCGTCTTTTTTATCAGCAATAGCCTCTTTCAATGCAGGTGGCATTTCGCCTTTCTCCATATTATCAAGTCGACCTTCTAAGCGACTTAGTACGTCACTCATTTGCTTCATCATATCATCATCATTTTCTGTTGTCATATTTGTCACTTCCGTGTTTTTATCTTGTTTTAAAATACTAAATGTTGCTTCGGGGTTAATGCCTTTTTCACAAATGGTTATCTCATGTAATTCAAGTTTACTTATTTCTTGGTAATCTCCTCGTTTAGCATCAGATTTTCTGACTCTTTTAAACGCTTGACCACCGATACTGAATCCTCTGAGAACGCCTTTTCTGATTTCTGCTGAAACCTCTTTTGCTTTCTCAATGTCGTTACGGAGTTGTACTACTACAAACATCCCAACATCATCGACTTCGCTTTTCCACAACCTCCCTTCGCTATCAGTGTAATTCGGTACTACATCTCCAATCTGTATATTACTGTGAGCCAATTGAACGTTTCTGTATGACGGATTTTCCATGAATTTCCGAAATGCGTGTTTCAATGCCTCCTTTGTTATTACGTCGCCTTGCTTGTCTACAACTTCCACACTGGCATAACCAGCGACGATGAGGTCATTAGCACCCTTGAGGATGGTAATTGGTTCATCGCCGTATCTGAATTGCTGTTGACTACCGAGCACACTAACCCCTGTAACGTATATCCTTACTACTTAATTGCTACGTGACTACTAATCAAGGCTCTTTTCATCAAAAACGCTAGACTGCGAAGCATTTTGTTTCTTTTTCTGTTTTCTACCCGGATAATCTTCGGGTTTCTCCATGTCCTCAGTGGGTCGATTCTTCATATCCCAATCAGGTAAAGATTGTTCTGCGGTCAGTCTTGTTGGTCCTCTAGGGCTTTCTACACCTCCACCAACATCTATTCCCAATCCTCTCCCTGCAAGGTTACTATGGCCTTTTTCTATTTTATCAAGTATCTTTTCCATAACTAATAATGCTTTATACATTTCTTTTTGTTTCGGTTTTAACAAAATATTCTTATCTGTTTTAGGTTTTAATATCCCAGCGCTCTCTTGTTCTACCTGTTCTTCATCCATTTCTGCTTCTATTTGAGATTCTTCTTTCAACAGGTCTTGTAAATGAGAACTCCAATAAGGTTCTAGACTTTTTGCTAATCTTATAGAATAATCAGAATTACTTAAACTACCTATGGCAGATACCGGATTGACAGCCTTACCTTCTACAATTTCATACTTGACTAAATCCTCAGGTAGATGAATAATAAAATGTCCATTGTCTATTTCCGTAGCAAATGTAACGTGATAATCAACTTCACTCTTAGCCAATATTACCCACTTAGGATGTTTTTCTTCTCCTTTCATGTATGTAGACTTTGCATCACGAAGCATAATCTTATCAGATTCTTTGCCTAAGTCTTTGACCGCAGCCTCTAACCCCACTTCGTCAGTAATTCTAACATCTGATGGACTAGGAATAAAGACAGGATGATAACTTTCAAATTGTCCTCTTAATATCTTAATTCTCTCTCTTGTGGTTAATTCAGTAACATCATCATCGTCATAATGAAGTATGTCATTAACATAGAACTCGCCATCTTTCATCATACCATCTATAACATAGTCTTTCTTACAAACTAATTTTAACGAATCTTTAACATCATCATCTGCTGGTATTTTTTCACCTTTTTCATCGAATACAACTATTCTGTTATTTTTCTTTACAACCTTGCATCTTGTACCGTCAACTAATGTTGAGACTACCCATTCACCAGTAAACCCTCTTAATTGATTTAAGTCATCCAAATCAAATATACGATGTAAAGGGTCGATTAAAGGCACTTCTTTGGGTAAATCGGCTTTACCAATTTGTTGAGGATTGTCAGCATATGATGTACCAGTAATAGGATTAGTTTGATTCCAAGCAGGTTGTGTCTGTAATATTCTAGGATTTGTAATATCCACATTACCTATGACATTATCATATGTACCTTCACCAAACACATGACGCCATGCTGCTTGAGGCATACTAGGGTATGCAGAAGTTTGTGGATTGCTACCCACAACAGGTCTTCCATCTCTTTCAAACTCAAAACCAACTGTTGGCTCTGCCATATGACCGTGTTCTCTAGGCCAATTAGCATGAAGTAATACTCCATCTTGAGATTTTAGTGGCTTCAAAGGTGTAGTAGTGAAATCTATTGTTGGTTTTTGTTCTAGTTCAAAAGGTGTAAATTGATTGTTTTTTCCTTTGTCAGCAGATTGCTCATCGTATGTTATTATCTGACTTGCTATATCTTTATACGTAGCGTGTTGATTATTGATATTTTTTAGTGGTTTACCTTTTTTATTCATTTCTCTTGTATGTAATGGGTTTTTTGATTCATAATGAGATAATCCATAATGTTCTAGTTCGTTTCTATCTAATACTGAACGTTTGCTACTAGGTCTTACTCTTCTTCTTAATTGACTTAAAGTTTGATAAGATGACATAGATTGAGCAGCAGTATTAGGTCTACTCATATTTTCATATAATGTTCTATCATCTCTTTTTTTGGGTATAGAGTTTCTATAATCTTCTAATCTATTATCCATGTGACCATGTAAATCCGTAATACCATCTCTACTCAAAGCATCCATGTGTTCACTTCCTTGAGGCATAATCTCTTGACCCCATGTTGCAATTTGTCCTAATGATGCTGCTCTAACTGGACCATTTAAAGAAGACAAATAATCTCTAACATAATCTTGATGTGCTTCATCATTAGGTAAACCTAGAACTTCTAATGCTTTATCGACTTTCATAGTTGGATTCAATTCGTACATCGTTCTATCACCTTGATGCATCATGTCGAATATAGTTGCTACATTTTTATGAAACGAGCCACCTTCCATTTCTTCAATGGATTTCCTATCACCCTCACCTATGTGATATCCCATAGTTGTAATATTATGATTGGGGTCATGAATAAGACCTCTGCCAGCGTCTTCCCATAATCTTTGAGAATTATGCATGAACTTAATTGGGTCACTTGGGTCAAAAGCACTTGGGTCATGTTCTAACACCATTGGAAGTAAAACGGTTTTAGCATACTCTGCTTGTGCTTGTTTATCTGCTAATCTTTTTTTATAGAAATCTATGGAATGCTGTTCTCCTTTACCACCGGGCTTCAAGTCTTTCATCTCATTAGGATATAGTAAATTATTCAGTTCTGCAACTCTATCTTCTGCTCTTTTAATTTCAAGATTTTTAAAATCTTGTGGATTCATATTAGTTCTTTTTTCATCCATATATTGTTGAAGTTCTTCACCTTTTAAGTTTCTAACACGGTCTAATTCCTCTTCTAAGAAAAGTAAATCTTCACCTTCTACACCACGTCCTTCACTTTCTGCACTACCTGCATCACCCAGCATTCTTAGATATTCAGGATGTGATACACCCATAGAGGTTCTTTTATCAGGGTCAGCAAATAATTCTTCATACGATGTTACTCCCCAGCCGGGATGTGAGTCCCATGGTGGATATCTACCGTTATCAGCAAGAAGGCGGTGATGCATCGCACCTGAATCCATCAAAGAAGTATCTCCCCTTTGTGCTGAACCTACACGTGTAAATGGGTTATCTGAATGAAGTTTCTGCATAGCCCCATCTCTAGATATATTACGTTTGATATCATACTTTTCAGAGTCAACATCAAAATTAGTTTCTATGTTTGGAGGACGTGTCATAATATTAGGGAAACTAGTAGATTCTGTATCACTTGAATTATTGTGATTATTTCTCAATATTCTACCTCTAGCATTAGGACGTGATTTATCAGTATGTGCCATTATTTCAAGTGCACTCCCACTACCAACAACTCCAGTATCCCTTTGTATATTATGTAAATTACCAAACATACCAGTATTACCACTATTAGGGATAATGCTATACTGAGTTTGACCTTTTCCTTCCTCATCAGTCTGTAAATAACCTAAAGGAGAAGATTTACCACCATCAGTAGAAAGATGATTATGAAGAATATCAAGATAACTGGTATGTGTTTTTCCAATACCCGGACTATGTGAATATGCATCTTCTTCCATATGTGCCCAACCTTTTAGGTTTCCATCTTTATCTTCAAAATAATGAGACTTCTCTTCGGGTGTTAGTTTTTTATCATCAGGCTTTGGACCGTTATTACCTATCCTTGTAACAGACAGACCTCTTCTAATTGGTTTTTCTTCTGTTGCTAATCCTTTTTGAAACTGTATATTATCCATAACTTGTTGCATAATTTCTTTATCTAACAAAGGCTCATTATAAGCATTAAATATTGAATGATTATCAAGTTCATTTAATTTTTTATCATAACCGACTAAAGACTGTAACCCTTCTTCTGTTAATTTAACATCACTAGTTTTATGTATTCTACTAGTAATTATATCTTTCAAACTCTTACCCTTTTTTCTTTCCCTCTTAATAGCAGCAACATCAGAATTAGAAAAAGAAAATAAGTTATTAATATCATCTATATCAACATCACCTTCAAACATTTTAACGATATTCTTTCGTAATCTTTCATGTGCTGAATCTTCTATCATACTAGTTTCACCAGTATCAGGGTCTGTATATTCATAAGGCTCTAAATAAACAGAGTTCAATGCTTTCTTTACTGCACCTTCCATACCACTAGTTGTATTATCATCTGAGGTTTCTAAGTATTGATGTGTGTTAGGTCCAAATTGATGTGGCATTCTCGTCCAGTGGTGTAGTTCAGCGTTTGTTCTTCTTTCCTTGTTTAATTTTAATCTAGCCATCGGCATGATATGCCCATCGGATAATTTGATGTCTTGATGTTCAGGATGGTCTGTTCCATGTTCATGTATATGCTGTAAGATTTTAGTTCTGTCTTGTGGAGCAACAAACTCTAATCCGTAAGCCCATGTTTCCCA